GGATTAAATCCTGCTCCCCCTACAGCACCTTCAAGCTGACCTGTAGCAACATTAAATTTTTGACCAGTACCCCCCAGCAATCCACCATATCCTTGTTGCTGGTCGCTAGCTATACCGGCAGCAACATTTTTACCATATTGAAATGGATTAAATGTGGTTTTTCCTGCGGCATCTTCAACAGATCCAATTTTGCCAAGAGAATCCATAAATCCTCCGCCTATATCTTTGAAGTCACCAGAAGTTATGCTTTTTAATGCTCCTTTATCACCAAATAAACTTTGATTGCCACCAGCGGCTAGAGTCATGATCTCACCAAGACCACCTTCACCTTTGGCTAGTTTAAGTGCCGCAGCACCTTTTTGGTATACAGCAGCAAACGGTTGCCAAGGACCAGGTATTACAGCTGCAATAGGTGCAACCTTTTTAACTACTTTCTTAACGCTTCTAGCTATCTTTTTTAAGAAACCAAACTCTGCTTGCCCTGTAATAGGGTTTATGGACATGCCTTGACCAACGACATATTCATTAGGATCTAAACCTACAGCGGCCATCTCCTTTCTAATTATTGATCTTGTCTTGTCAGATATGACTGGTGGGACCACCATTTCGCCTGGTGCAACATGAGCCATAAAGCGGTCTTCGTTACGCCCCAGGGCCGCTAAACCTGTTCCTGAGTTATCTACTATAGCCATTTTTAAATTCTACCCTATTCTTCCATACATTTTAACCAAAATACAAGTAAGTACCTATTTCCTGATTTTACTGATAAGCCTCTATGCATATGAGTAAAGCTCGGAAATATTAGAGCGTGGCCTGTAGGTAATGGTTCTACAACTCCACGATTTAAAAACTCAGTTCCTCCCCCTTCATAATCACCCGTATTTAGGGGGACAACCATACTAATGTCGGCACTTGCATCATGATGCCAAGCACCCTGTTTTTTATCCTTTAAATTATAATTAGCTATTTGAATTCCGCCACCATTTACGTGCCTATTCCAAATACTTAAAAATATCGGATTACCTATAGTATATATTGTTTGGAACAAAGAGTTATATATTTTTGGACAATTATCTTGAAAGGTTATTTCAGGTATTTGCCTCAATACATCCTCCTCTGGATTAGGAACAAACCCATAATAATCCTCTAGATTACGCATTTCATCTAAAAGTATGGAGCAAAACTTTTCAGAAAAGAATGGAACCGTATATACGTCTTTTAACGGTTCTTTTATAACTTTGTGTAATTCATTCTGAGACGGATCGTAATTACCTTTGTTTTCGTAAAAATCTATTATGTTTGGTAAAGAGTTTTTAACCGCATCAAATGTACCTTTATCTATATACCAATCAGCAGGATGTTCTAAAAGTATGTTTTTAGTTTGATATTCCTGTAATTGTGCTGTTTCAGACATTAATTGTTATATCACCATTTGTTTTTACATCAACTTTGCCAACAGAGGCAGTCATTTCAAAACCAAGGTCATTTGTTCTTTCGCCTATATCTACCCATTTGTTGCCAGTATAGACCTGTAAAACACCCAAAGTAGTGTTCCATATAATAGATCCGGCTAAAAAATTAAGAGTTGTTTTGTCTGAGTCATTAACTTGTCTGGTTTGATCTGGATCTACAGCACCTAAGTTAATTTCTAATATTCTTACTAACCTGTTGAAAGTTTCTGGGCTAACATCTCCTGTAGCAATAGGTAGCTGAGTTTGTAATATTTTGGTCATCTTTTGCCATCAGGCCTCGTATCTATCCTAGTAGCTCCTAATCTCCATCCAATATCCAAGTTACCATTATCTGTTGCATCATCATCAGATTCAAATCTTAAAACCATTTGTCTTGCTCTGCCCCTGACATAAGCTTGTGTAGTTGTTTCGGTTATTGCATTTGTAGAATTTGTAGTTAAAGAATCTCCAGGAAAGTTTCTTGTCTTGACCACTATATTTACATTACCTGCGTTGTTATTTTGTAAAAACTTAAAATCTGGAATGATCCTTCTTATAAAAGTAAATTGTTCACCATCACCTATATCAAAATCAGAACTTTCAATAAATACGTTTGTCATAGGAGATCCATCATCATTAAAACCGGTTTCTTGTTGATATAAGTAACCTCCATTTACAGCTCTTGGATAATTAACAATACCTGCATCTTGCCAAGCCGTTCTTGTCAGAGATCCATAAATCCATAGGTTTTCTATATAGTTATAAATAACATATCTGTCTATTTCTGTAGAGTCAGCTGAACAATAAAACCATCCAACTTCATTTTTATCTGAAATGGTAAACGCATGAAATTTAAAAGACTGTCCTAAGTTAATATCACCAAAAACATAATTATGAACGGTACAAGGAATAGTTTGAACACTACCGTTGTAAACATAAAAATTATTGTAGCTCATCCAATAGATACCTTGAGGTGCGGTAATTGCTGCTTTAGGTCCAACTAAACCTATACCTTCATTAATTAAATTAACTGCAAAAGTAAAAGGCGGACCAATAAATTGCATACTGTAAAGAGCAGTATCGGTCCAAACCATTATTTCTTGTCTTGATTTGACCGCACCTATTATTGAAGATCCTGAAGACAACCTAAGAGAGCCTGCTGTATTTGTATTAGTGGGTTCAAATTCTAATTCATTTTCTTGATCACTAAACGCTATTAGCATAGGATCAACCGTACCTGTTCTAGAAGTTCCTGATACAGGATCTGCACCTAAGACTATCAAGTGCCTGTCCTTTTCTGAAGTAATAACTTGCAAACCTACGGTTGGAACTTGATTAGCACCAGTAATACCAGAAAGTTCAACTGCTCTTGTACCCACTCCATTATTTTCTACCCATTTATAAATACCACCAGCCCTTGCATTTATAATTAGATCTTCTCCAAAATTATCATGTGTCCATAATCTTAATTGGTTGGTTAAGCTTAAAGCACTTGTGCTGCCAAATGTTCCTGCACCCCAGCCATTTATACCCCAACCTGTACCAGCAACGTAAACGTCTAGTCCTACATTTATTTGATATGTGCCAACAACAGAGGATCCTCCGTTACCGCTATCAGAAGCATTTGCGGTAACTGTTGCCCCTGAAGTGTCTTTTGCTTCTATTGTGTAGCTGTTTGCATTAACTATGGTTGCTATTTGGTATTCTTGATTTAAAACAGTTGCTGTTACATTACCTCCTAAACTAGATGCTCCAGAAAAAGTAACAAAATCATTTTGAACTGCCCCATGCGCTGTATCTGCAACGGTAATTGTTGCATCTCCATTAGTTGCGGAAAATGTTACATCACCAGCAGAAGTAGTGCTTCTTATGGGGGTTACATCATTAAAAACTCCACCAGCTTCAATATAATATTTTAGATGAGTACCTATTCCAAGATACTTTGTACCTGATAAAGATACCCAAGGATGTAAGGCTCTTGCCGTACCCAAATAAGTTGCACTTGTAAGTTTGCTCCACCCTCCAAATTTTTCTGGCCTGCCTTTTCTGAACCGTACTAAATTACAATCAAACCAACCGCCTTCATTATCATAGTCGGTACCTTCTCTATATATACCAGGTCTGAATATTGTTTTTTGTAATGCCATCTAAACCTTGCTCCAGTCCTTACCTTCAAACAAATTAGCTTCAGCTTCTCTACGTTTAACCAAACCACCTAAGATAACACCACCAGCCTTGTTCCAGCGTTTTATTTGTTCTGGTACACCACCATAATCGCCCTCGTTAAGAATACGTAATAAAGTAGATTCTTTTAGATTAGTAGGTCCTAAGTTGTATACCCAACAAACTAAAGCATCAAACTGACATTGATCTAACGGAACCTTAACCATATCGTTAATATAACCTTCATACTCCGGCATTTCTTCTTGCAATAAATGTTCGGCTTCGTCCTGGTTAATTTTATCGCCATCTTTTACATCTTTTGTATGTCCGTAGCCAATTGTCCAAACTCCTACGGAGTCCTGATAAGCCTCTAGCTTACATCCTTCGTAGTTTTTAATTAAAGATATACCCTCTTCAGATATGTTCATATTAATCATCCTTGGGTGTGTTAGATGCCCCAAAGTAAAAACTAATTATAGCTGACGCTAAACCGCCTAAATATCCCAATACTAGATTTATCAAAGCTTCTGAGTTTTGTTCTGGAGGCTGAATAGTTACTAAAAATATGTATCCCATAAAACCACCAACTACAGCTATACCTATAATTCTGGCTGTCCAATCTTTAGAAAAAGTTTGCCTAGCGTTTTGTGTATCTTGTACTTCTAGTTTGAACACATCTACCTCTAGTTCTTTCATTTTAAGTTCAAACTCAGCTTCAGCTTTCTTTAGCTCAAGCATTTGTTCGGGTGTAGCATTATCTATAGCTTTTTGTATTTCTTTTGGTTCGTTCTTACAACCCAATACATCTGCAATCATGTTTGCAGCCATACCACCCATAGGGCCTCCTAGTGCTGTACCCAAGGTTGGTGCTACTGATCCAACTAAGTTTTTAAGTAGTGCTTTCATATATCCTCCAAAGTAAATATTTTTAAAGGCTCACTAATACCTTTAACTTCTATTGGTTTTAATGATTTTAGCTCAAAACCACAATTTTTTGCAGTTTCCTCTGCAATTATTAAATCTTTGCCTACAGTTTTACAACTAGATTCGCACCTAGCAGCTATATTTACGGCAGATCCAATAGCCGTATAATCAAATCTAGTAGACGATCCACAGTTTCCAATTACAGCTTCACCAGTATTAACACCTACACCAATTTCAACTCCAACATCAGAAGATTTAAAGTTGTCTTGTATTTCTTTAGCGCACATAACAGCAGCTTGCTCGTGATTATCTAAATCTAAAGGAGCATTAAATATAGCCATCATGGCATCACCTATATACTTATCTACCATACCTCCATACTTTTTAACCGCATCTGATTGAATTGTAAGAGCTTTGTTCATAATTTGAGTCACTTGTTCAGGTTCCATACTTTCACTCATAGCAGTAAACCCACGAACATCAGTAAATAAAAAGGTACATCTTTTCTTTTCACCACCTAACTTTAATAATCCAGGATCTTTTTGTAATGCTTTTACTTGCCTTGGATCAAGATAATGTTCAAACTGTTTTTTGATCTGCTGTCGTAATTTGTATTGCTCTCTAAATCTAAAGTAAAAAGCAGTACTTGCAGTAATAAATTGAGATATTAAAGCCCAAGTAACATCAATCAATACTCCATTTTGGATTGTATAAACGCCATAGAAGGCCGTAGAAACAAAAACTATGGCAAAGAATGATATACCAGCAGTTATACCAAAAACATTTAAAGCAAGCCAAACAAACACCACAGAAAACAAAAAGATTAACATTTCTAAAGCAAGTGCATAATCAGGGATATACGGGCTGTCTTGTATCAATATAGATTCTGCAAGTGCAGCTTGTATTTTATGAGGTTCTAACAAGCCTGCGGGTGTAGCAATTTGAGGCATGATACCTTTAGCTGTAAATCCTACAAAAACAAATTTATTTTCTACATCCATTTCTAAAAGATTAGTTTGTGGTGTGTTAACCCAACTTACCCATTTACGACCTAATGAATCTACCGGTACTGAAGGCAATCCTTTTACCCTTACTTCTTCCAGACCATTATCATTTGTTTTTATAATGTAAGTATCAGCTCCAGCTAAGACTTTTAAAACTTCTGTACCGTATGTTGATACCCAACCGTCAGGTGTGCGCATTAAAAGAGGCAATCTACGAACTAAATTATCTACATCTGTCCTAGCTACTGCTAAACCCTGACTGGCGTTGGCTTTTAAAATATCTATATTTTGTATTACACCTTCAGACATAATGCCTCCGCTTTCTGGTCCGAGGATAACTGTTCCAGAAGTAGGCGGATAATCACCTTCTCCCTCAAACATAGCGAGAACACTTGGAGAAAAACCCAGAGCTTCTGTAAAATCAAAGTCACCACCAAATCTATCAGGTTGTGGAAAGGCTATAACCCAACCCACACCTAATGCACCTTTTCTTAATAAATTAATGTGTATTTGAGCTAATGTTTGCCTAGATAAAGGATAGCCACCTTCATTAGTAATATCATTTTCATTTATATTAAGAATTACAAAATTACCTGAAGGTTCTTTATCTGTTACTAACGAATCAAAAGTTTTTAACTTTAATATTTTATAAGCAGTAGGTTGAAAATAGTAAGTTGCACCAAGTAACATAAATAAACTTACAAATATTATTGTTTTTTTCATCCTGACCCTTGTTTAATTGTTATTGTAGTTGAAGATCCACCATTTATTTTAACCGTATTAGTTACTCCATCTTGTAGAAGTATAACTGTATAACTATCAGATCCATCTAAATCTAATTTAACGCTTTGACTTACGGTTCTCGTTAAACTTATATTTTGACCAGATATGATTGTAGTTATTTGCGTATCTTTGTCTTGTCCTATTTCTGTACCAACAATACGTATACCGGCACCCCCTTGTTTCAAAGCATCTTCTTCTTTTGTTATGGCTAGTGCATCTAAAACATTAAGTAAATCTTCAAGAAAATTAATATCTAAATAATTAACATCTAGTTCTGTAAACTCTAATTCTTCCTCTGCATCTAAAAAGTCCTCATTAAGATAATCTATATCAAGATCATTAAAATCTAAATAATCAGCAGATGTTTGTGTTTGCGTTTGTTCTAAAGATTCTTGCGTTTGTTCTGGAGGATTTACAATAAGCATGTTGTCTATTAGATCTAATGTAATATCTAGCTCTACAGGAGCTGTAGGATTGTTTTCAAAAACAGATACCGTAGTTGCTTGATATGGTTTGTTTAGAGTTACGTTACCAGATGCTGTTGATACCAGGATCTCACCACTAGATATACCATTCTCGTCTGGAAGCAGTATGACAAGAGATCTGCCTAATTCATCTACAGTACAAGTAAAGTCAGTACCTCTAATAGCTATGTCTGCTGTAGGAGTTTTGATGGATATATTGCTTTTGTTGTTGAATTTACCTGTGATAAATCGTGCTGTGCCACTGGCAAACTTCAAGGCCATCTTAGATTTTGATGGGTCAGGGTCATAGATGTATTCGTCTATAACTAACTTAGAATGTTCTGTTAGTTTAACTGTAGAAGAATCTTCAAAGGTTATGGCAACTCTGCCAGCTTCTGTGCGTACATCATCCATTTGCTGGATGTTGAACTTTAGTTCAGCACCATAAGGTTTATCTCTTAGAACTTGTG